CCGTAGCCGTAGCCGTAGCCGGAGCCGTAGCCGCAGCCGGAGCCGTAGCCGTAGCCGTAGCCGGAGCCGGAGCCTTGGCCGGAGCCGTCGCCGTGGCCGGAGCCGTGGCCGGAGCCGTCGCCGTAGCCGTAGCCGGAGAATGTTAATACTATTGGTTCCATACCGGAACTCCCATAATGCTTTTCTCAGACGTATGTGTGCATTCCAATATTTCTATGACCTCTAATAGTTCGACTTTGTTTACAGCACATGGAAATTTACACTCTGAAGGTTTAGATGTTCCTTCCATCGCCAGTTGAGATAAAGAAGCTGCCCCAGCCCAGTACCATATACGTCTAGCATCTTTCAGTGTAACTTCTTTTCCATTCCTGGATTCTAGAATACCTGCAAAAACTCCAGCTGAGTAGGTTCTTGCTATCACAAATTTTCCATTTTCTATTCCCATTTCATTAACCTAATTTTTTTTTGAACATTATAAAATTTAATCGTATTTGAATCAATCAGCTTGTCTCTGATTATTCTTTGGGTTCCATGTAAGTTGTTCTTTCACCCGTATCTCTTCCTCTAATATTTCTACAAACTGGCGTATCAATGCTGCCGTCTGCTTTGGCATAGAAAGATCTTTCTTTACGCAGACGACTTTGTAACGTTTGTATAGCTGAGGAGGGATTCTGAACCTAACTATTTTCTCTTCCATGGTCCTATTTTTACAACATGTGACATTTTACACAGTAATTTTTTCACGCATATTCAAATTAAATATTTAATTATATATATTGGCATCAATAGCAACCAAGGTTATCGATGGCTTTTCAACCAGGCGTACAGGCTTACACATCAGGATTTGGCGCTTCTCCTCTCAATGTTCAAACGCCTCATCTAGATGTAAGAAACCCTTCTACTTCTGATATCAACTACCCAATTGGCAAGAGATGGGTAAACACCATTGCAAATTCTACTTATGCCCTCACCTCTTTTAGTAATGTAAGTGGCCAAACGACAGCCAATTGGGTAGCTGAAGGTGGCCCCAGTGTAGCGGTCCAAACTTTAACCGGCAATACTGGTCCGGCTGTCGTGCCGACGGCCGGAAATATCAACGTGCTAGGTACTAATACAATCACGACATCAGGATCAGGATCGACTCTTACCATAACAGCTACAGCCGGTGGCTTCCCCGTGACTCCGTTTGTAGTAGGACCTGCTGGCAAAGCTGGATATCAGACCATACAGTCGGCGATCAATGCTGCTACCCCAAACGCTACTGTCTACATTCAGGATGGAGTTTACACAGAAAATCTATCGATTCCCGGAGGCATTAGTCTAGTTGGTAACTCGCTTAACGTCATCGTTGTGGGCAATCACGGGATCAGTGGCACCGGTACAATAAACGTTAGAAACATCAACTTCACGGTCAATTCTGGCAGCCTATTCGGCGTATCTTCCTCTTCCGTGAATCTGTTTCTCAATGGTTGCCTATGGGAAATCGTCAATGGCTATGTTGTGACTGCCTTCAGCTGGACGGGCGGATTCTACATCAACAACTGTTTCGATGTGGGAAGCACGACCAACGGCATCTTGAACATAACGGGAGGTTCTCCTCCGGCTGCTGTGAATATAACCAACTCCGTGATCGGTGCTGGCCCCGCAACTGGTGCCATGACCTCTGAAGGATCGGTGACTATCATCAACTCGATAATTGCATGTTCCATAGTCGCTGTGAGTGGATCTCTATATATGCAAGGATGCTCGACCCCGGCTACCTTGACCGTTCAGACTACAGCTGCCGCGATAGTATCAGGATGTAATTTCCTAAATACAAATGGGTTATCGGCTATAGTCTACACGAGTTCAGTACCTTTCCTTATCGAGCATACAACTATTGATTGCCCGAATAATCCGGCGATTTCAGGATCTACGTCTGCAACTCTCACTCTCGATACCGTAAGCTTCCCTTCCAATACCGCAATCTCTGGAACTATCACCTCTATCGTACTTGTCACGCCGAAGGGATGTGTTGCAGGTCCTGCGTCTTCCGTCAACAACACAGTTCCCACATTCAATGGTACGGGAGGTAATACGCTTAAGGACACCGGCGTCGTTATTGATGCCAACAATAACTTCACTGCTATTGGTGGCGTTGGTGGCAATGTAACTGGCCAGATCACGACAGATGCTGTCGGTCTAAATCTAACAACTACGGCTGCCAACTCTCAGATACAACTTATTTCTACAGGATCTGGATCTGTAAGCATACCCGGGGCATCAGGATTACTCGTTGCTTCTATGTCGAACTTATCGGGAGGGTGGACAGTCCCAGCCGGTGGCACATTGAATGTGGGTACTGGTCTCTCTGGAGATCCCGTAAGCCTTGGAACAATTTTCTTATCTTCTGGATCAGTGACTGTCAATACGGCGAATGTCACCAACAACTCCAAGATATTTCTCACATACATCGGAACCCTAGCCAACTCCGGTAGCCTTAGCTACCACAACATAATTGCAGGGACGAGCTTTCAGATTACATCCACAAACGCAAGCGATGACAACGCCGTAAACTGGATAATTTTTAACTAAAGGATAGATATGGCAACACCTCAACAACCAAATGCGATGACCTACACTCAGGGGTTTGGCTCATCTCCACTAAATGTACAGACACCCCACCTCGATGTGAGGAACCCATCGACGTCCGACATCCAATATCCGGTAGGAAAAAGATGGGTCAACTCAGTGGCTAATTCGACCTGGTCACTAACCTCCTTTAGCGCGACGGGCGGTGTTACGAGTGCAACATGGGTGGCAGAAGGTGGCGGAAGCTCTGCACTTGCTACTTTGAGTGGTGATACAGGAACAGCAGTTCCCACAGCCGGAAATATTGCTCTGCATGGAACAGCTAATCAGATCACGACAGCGGCTTCTGGTTCTACGGTGACTTTTTCTGTACCGGCTACATTCATTGCTCCTGGCTCCATCGCCTCCACGACCACGATGACAGCCGGTACCGGCCTCACAGTGACTTCTGGTGGCCTGACCGTTACAGCGGGTGGTATCAGTGTAACAGCCGGGAATATCACGACTGTTGCGGGTAGTATCAACTCAGCAACTAACATCTCTGCAACCCTTGGTAACATCACGGCAACGGATGGCAACTTCGTTGCCTCCACTGCTGGTACTGGCGTCGTATTCACTCCGGTCACAGCAAGTGGTGCAACACCTGTGACAACAAACGGACGCGTCTTTGCCGCCACATTCACAGGCGTTAGCATCGCAGCTGGTGCGGATACGGCTCTTGTAGTATCGAATACGTCAATTGCGGGAGCCTCCACGCTTATCCAATATACATTGGTTGGTGCGACAGCTGGAGCCGCTCTGACAATCGAAAGCGTAGTCAATGCCCTCAATCAGTCCACCGTCACCGTTACAAACGGAACAGGGGCAACTACATCGACTGCCAACATAACACTAATCGGAACAGTTCTAAACTAAGGAAAGAGATATGACATTCCCCCTTTCGACAGCTATACCACTGCCCCAGATTAGCCTGGCTGGAACGTCAGTGGGGACTGGCTACACATTGATAGGTACGTTCGCATCAGAGTTAGACATTATCAAGTTCACTAACACGACTGATGGCAATATTCTGATCTCATTCGATGGGATAACGGATCATCTTTTCTTGGCAAATGAAAGTAGCTTCCCCGTCTACGTGATTTTCAATTTCCGCTCCAACGGCATAATTTTACCCCCAGGTCCTGTATATGCTAAACAGAGCGGCACAGCTCCAACCCAAGGATCTGTATATGTGGGTGCCTTCGCATCTAAGGTAGCTTAGAGGAGAAATATGTCCACGCAAAACACATTCCAGCCGACTCAGAAGGCCTATGCGCAGTTTGCTGGAACGACGAGGACCGGCAATACCTTTCTCTCCAGGCGTGATCCTACAGTCAATGACGTGGATTATCCGATCGGGCAGTTTTGGCAAAACACTTCGGGAATGGACCTCTGGTATCTCAATTCTTTCACCTCTTCAGGGGGTATTCTTCAGGCCATATGGATCAATATAACATCGGGAACACTGAATGTCAGTGGGTTAACGGGCAACACCGGAGGAGAAGTGTTTCCCACAGCTGGAAATATCAACACCGTGGGCGATGCATCTACCATCACTGTGGCCGGCAACCCCGGTACCAGCACTCTTACGGCCTCTCTCGTCCCTATCGGTAATGGTCAGCTTTTTATAGGCTCTGTGGGAGTAACGCCAGTTGCCGCAAATCTAACTGCTGGGGACGGCATATCGATAACTAATGCGCCAGGATTTATAGCAATCTCGACAACTGGAACGACTATCGTAAATTACACGCAAGTTGATCACGCCATGTCGCCATACACCGTCCTTGGCACTGATCAATATCTAGGCTGTCTAGCAACTACAGGGTCTATCACTATCCTCCTACCGAATGCCCCGAAGGTCGGTACAACATTCACAATAAAAGATTCCGATGGTGGCTCCGCGAGTAACCCGATAACGGTAACGACAGTGGGTGGAGTAGTCACAATAGATGGCGCCACTAGCTTCTTCATACGCAATCCTTATGCAGCTATGAATGTGATTTTCAATAACGTAGGTTATGAGGTTTTCTAATGGCTTATACAGGATCTAGCCCCACAGGGTCACCAGCTACGACGCAGAACAATCCCCTCGTCCCCCTATCTGCCATCACCGGTCAGACTGGGATGCCAGTATTCAACGTCTTCAACGGGGTGCTATTCGCCAACATCAACACCCCAGCTGATGGGGTCTATTACCTGGCAATCACGCAAGCAGCCTTCTGTATCAGCGGTATATTCTTCCTTGGCTTCACAGGAGCCGGCAGGAACCATACCCTCTCCTTCAGCTGCGATGCCCACTCCTCAGACAATACGGCATCCCTCACAGTTCTCAATAATAATTCTCTCCTCAATCAAGACGTTTTCTCCAATCTTTCGATAGTACAGGATAATGTAACCGGCCAGCAATACCTACAGGTCACAGTCGGCAATAGGAACGGCAATACAGGTCCTCTCAATATTTCATGGTACGGAAATCCGAACTTAGCTCCAGGCCTAGCACCCGCCGCGCCAGGCGCCAACACTCCTGTCCCCACATACGGCACATTCCTAGACACGAGTGGGAATTATAGCGTACTGAATGGCAATTTCAATCTCGATGTTGCTGGCAACAAGTTGAATATCAAGACTGGAACGAACGCTTCGGTGGGAACTTCCGGGGCAATGACAGCAGGAACTGTGACAGTGAGTACTACAGCCGTTACTGCCAGCTCCCTTTTCTTCTTTGCTACCCATACGTTAGGGACGATAACATTGCCCGCTTCTTACTATGTGGATAGAGCATCCATCGTTCCAGGTGTCTCTTTCATCATCACCTCTAATCAGGTAACAGACACAAGCACCGTGGACTATTGGATCATCAACTAGAGGCGTTATAGCCCAGTAAGGGGGCTAACCGGCACCGTGACGGTCGGCGATACATTCGCCGTCGGCGTATTGGTGTCGTCGCCTACGTCGCTAGCTTGGCCTTCTGTGATGACGTTAGTCAGGCTGTAACTACAGCCGGTCAGGAACATTGTCGCTAAGATGAATGGAAAACGCTTCATGTCAATCCTTGTTGGTTAAAATCTAGCATATATCACGCCGATGGCCTAAAAACAACGAGAAACCGCATTTTAAGGCGAAATAAAGGTAATTTGATACTCTGGTTAGGATAAAAAAGAAAATGGCTACAAGGGGCTCGGAAATGAGTAATTCAGGCATTGTCTGCATCTAACCCCTGTATGTCTGCATTAATTTTTCTTAAGAAGCTTATGACCTGATCTTTAAATCCATATTCTGAAAAATTGATAACTGTGCAAACAGGGTAATTATTAAACTCTAGGTATTTTGGACCCACATAAATGGTATATCCCTTGACTTTGCTTGAGAATTTCTTCTCCACCAGATTTGCAAATTTTTCATTCTGAGATGTTCTATCCTGAGGTTTTGGCTTAGATTGTTCTTCTTCAACAGCTTTTATTACCCAATTTATGATGCCCTTGTAATCATTACCGCCTGTGATTTGCTTGCCGATTTTCCATGCTGAGAGCTTCAGATAGCAGGATTTGAGCTTTTCATCCTTTCCTGAGCACCTCGCTAGAAGATCGACTTGTTGCTTTGGAGTTAGCCAGACTTCAGCTGCAACTTGTTCCTTGTCTTCAATCTTTCGTTTCCGTTTAGGAGGAGAGTCCTCCTTGGGGACTATAGGGGATATATCTCTATTTCTATTCTCTTCTTCTGGGTGACATTTTTGTCGTCCCCCCCTGACATTTTTGTCGTGATTAAACATTATTTTAATTTCAGCCATCCATAAACGCCTAAAGTGTTGATGGTTATTGATATACTGATCTTTAATAATTATACGACATTTTTCAAGTTGAGCAAGCCATCTTTGAATTGTGCGCTCATCTACTCCCATCAAATCAGCAAAATAGCCATTGGTAGCCCAGCAATATCCTTTGGCCTCCGTATGTTTTCTAAGAACTCCATAAAAATTCTTAGCACTATTGCTTAATTTGCTTCTGGGAAATAAATGTACATGTCCTGGAATGACTGTATCGAAAGATTGACGAGGGGATCTTTCTTCCCTCATGGCTTCTTCTAAAAGTTCTGGCGATATTTGTAACGGTTTTGGCATGAGTAATCCTTGTTTTATTCAAGGACCGCGCACAATTTTCGAAACCACCACTTTTTTATGTTGTGTTAATCCCATGATATTGTATCATCAGGGCATTACCACTTCATACTGGTAAGTCTTTAGTTCTTTTTTGTGGTGGCTCGTGTTTGTGCGCGGGCCCTTTTTTATTTCAGAAGATACTCTCCGGCTTCTTTTTTTCCATCTAAATCTTTTCCCCTTGATCGAAAAAGCCATTCCTTGTTAACAATGTCTTAATTTTCGCGACCACAGGATATTTGACAGGAGAAAAGGAGATCCTTATGAATCAACAACATATTTTCGAATCAGCTGACGTTCTTAAAGAAAAGTTCAAGAATCTTTTTTTGCAGCATAAAAAAGTGCGAGCACTCGAGAATTACGGCGAATGCGTCGATTACGACCGCATAAAAGAATGCAAACTCTTCAATAAGCAGCTCGCCCTCATCAAAATCTGCATGAAACAGGGATTTTTGGATGAGATAGAGGCGCAGTTCATCGACCACATGGTCAAAAAGGTGAATATAGAGTACCTCTATTGGAGCCACAGAACCAAGAACTTGAAGGGCACCATGGCAAAAATAACGAGAGCGCGCCTCAAGTCTCAGAAGCAGAAAGAGGAAATCCAAATGCTCATCGACTTTGACAAAGCGCCTAAGTCAGTAGAGATACCCTCATACCTCGTCGATGATAAAGACAATCGGATGGAGAAACGCAAATGATAAACCCACTGAAGAGCCTAGAGTCAATCGAGAAGAAGCTTACGCAGGTAGACTCCCATATCGAAATGACAGAGCGCGCCATCGTGCGCAATACAAAAGACGTATTCATGCAGCATGAAAGGCTAGTCGAACCGCTGGTCGTGTCTTTGACAAAAGACCTAGTGGATATCTCCAATCGCCTTGGTCACCTATTTGAGCTGATGGGCTACATGCAGACGGAAATCAAGGCCCTACGCGCCGAAATGGGACGGGACAGGACCACGGCCAGACCTGGCCGCAAGCGCACCCCAGAGGAGAGAGCGCGCATGGCCACGACAATGAAGGAAAACTGGCGCAAGAGGCGCGAGAGAAGCTCTACGCAGATTGCTCAGCAGGAAAGCGCGTAGTGAGGTGCTTTTTATATGCGTCCTTGAATGAGTCCAAGATAGTAAGTAGATATTCTGCTGTTTTCTCTACACTATAATTTTTATGCTTACTGAAGTCAGTCACGTAATCTAACAGATAATCTACGTTCAGTCCATCAATTGCCAGATGTTCACGAAGCTCCTCAAGGGGATTGCAGAGAGAGGGAACAGATTCTTTTGAATCAGTAGCTTGTTCAAAAATTGGAGCAGTCCAATTACATGATCGATTTTGAGGTGTAAAAGGATCATCACAAAGCATAAAGGCTTCTAGAGAGCATCTTTTTTTATAGAATGCATCTTTTATATGATCAGATAAAGGGCTTTCCTTCGATTTGAAAACACCATATTTTGTCGACTGCCCTTCTCCAGCTCTCATGACATTTATATCATGTTTAGCAGCGTTAGGGAATTCTGTAATGGTTCTCCAAATACTTACCTGCTTAATCTGGAGAATTTCTATCTTTTCTGTTTGATAATTCCAGACAATCATCGCTACAAAATATGAGCTTTCTTCTGGATGATCTTCCTCGGTACTATAACGAATTGGCTTTTTGTTTATCCATTCTTCCCAGCCATTAACTAGCTTACTTAGAATACGGAATTTATTTTCTCCCTCTTCAAATTTCATGTAGGGACTGTATTTTTTTGGTGGATTAAAATTATCTGGTAAAATTGACATTGTTATTTCCTTATGATTATATTCTTTTAATTGTTGTTTTTTCTTCTGTGTAAATTTCTATACCGGGGACTATGCGCCCCTCTTTAATGGCTTTTTCTACCGCCTTCTCATTCACCATGAGAAATTCATCGGGGATTTGTGAAAAGTCCGATAAGCGCCACTTCTTGACTTCTTTGGTGGAGATTTTCACTGAGCTTGTTTCAGTAACACTCTTCATAGAAGGCTGCATCTCAATTCCGAAGAAATCATGGGCCTCTTTTAAGAACTCCTCATGAGATTTTCTAAATGAATCTTCATAAGAGAGCATTTTCTCTTTTAATTCATTCTCAGCATCCAATAGAGGATCAGTGAGTCTTTTGGCCTCTCTGTCATAGTGGGCCTTGTTGGCCTTCTTCCAATCATCCACTTTTAGACGAAATCTTCTTATCTCACTGTAAGCAGCCGATGCTCTATTCAGCGATTTCTCAGAAGAAATCTCCAAAGACCGAACTTCAGGCAATAGATAATCCAAGATGTTTTCAGCAGCTGTGATGGGGTTTTTATCATTAGCCCATACAATAGGAAGATCCTCAAGCATATCTTGCATGGAAGGGAGCAGATTAACAGCATTCGTCATAATAGGCCTCCTCGCGCTCTTCGAACTCATAGCCGCAATCTGTGCACTCAAACACAAATAGATGCTCATAACAATCCGATTTGCACTTAGGGCAGCTGTGCGGCATCGGGTCTACGGGTGGATCAAATGATAAACTACTCATAATATTATTTTTAAAATACATAGGGACTCCTTTTTACTCTACGATTTAGTTAACACTAAGCTGAATAGGACATGCTAAGCAGCTGAAGTCCCTTAACTATAGTTTTTTGCAAGTTGATATCAGCTTGTAAATCGGAAATGAGCAGGTCTTTATTGATGATTTCATGCTCAAGAGAGAATATGTATTTGACGCAATCGTCTATATTTGATAAATTGGGAATTGTATTCATAAAGTACTCCTTTTATTTTATTGGGTTTGCCCCTAGTTAGCGCTAGGGGTTTTTTATTATTCCATCTAGCTTTACTGCACCCACTTCCATCCCGGCGCAGGTTGCAATACTTCTAAATCATCCATTCTCGATAAAATATGAGGTTCTATCTCATCAAGACAAACCAATCCCAACTCCTGAAAATCTCCGTCAACTAAGCAGTAAGCACAGTTGTTTTCATCCCATTTTTCGGTGACATAATACTCCCAAAAAATCCCCTCAACTATTATCCATTCCAAGATATTTAAAGTGGTTATACCGTCTGTCATTTTTCTCATATATTATTCCTCACATATACTTATTTATGAGGCCTTCGTAAACCTCCTCGAATTGTTCTTCTGTATGATTTTCCCCGTATAGAGTAAGCGCATCTTCATACGCCCTATCTTCTAGAAAGTCATAGAAACTGTCGTTCTGTTCGCAGCTCATTTCATTTCCTCCTTGAGAAAGGTTTTTCCAGCATATTTTAATGTCGCACGTTTTGATTCTTCGAATTTTTTGTAAACTTCATTGTGGACTTTCTAAAAACATTTGTAACAGTGTGACTTGTCTAAAAGTTCAAATATCATTATTCCGAAATCTTTTTTGCATATTGAGCATATGTGAGAAGCGTTTTTTTCCATTTGTCTTGGTTCCTATGGTTTTATTTATCCCTATAATATGACATATTAAGACAATTTAGGACAATCATTATTTATCTCTTCCCAATACTTTTTAACGCAAGATATTGAAAATGAGTGAGTTTTTTCGCTGTAGTCATAGGTAAAAACCCTGGGTTTCGATCCAAGAGGACATAGTTTTATGAACAGATACCTATTGGCGACCATTTTGCCGGCACCGGCAATGAGATGGCCATATAGATGAGATTGAAGTATCCATGTGGGTGATTCAGAGGCCGAGGTTTTCCAGTCAATAAGCACAGGCACTGTCTCGTAGGGCAAAATGGCCAAGAGATCAATGCGGCCTGTAATCATGAGATCATCATTGAAATAGCGGGTTTCATTCTCAACAATACGCGGTTTATTGATCTCTTTCCATTTTCGATAGCTATTGAAATAGCCAACACAAGAAGGCAATAGATTAGGAGGAAGCTCACCATGTAAATCCTCATCAATTGCCTCATGAACGATTGTGCCAATTATCTTTTTATTCTCTAGGCGCTCAGGGGGAGCCTCACCAAAGTTATTGTATCTCTTGATGACATTGGACACGCGGGCGTATCTTTTCCCCCCATGCCAGATAAAATCCCCTTCATCGCCCATAAAAAAATATCCTTTTTGAAAATAAACCATTGACTTTGGCATAAAGTGTCATATATTATCAATGGCAAAAAAGGGATATTGTAACTCAAATGAATCTAAAGTCTTACCTCAATAAGCACAGGATGACGGTGAAGGAATTCTCAATTATCTCAGGAATTTCGCCTAGGAGCCTGTCTAGATATTTGGCGGGAACGTCTGTTCCCCACGTGGCAACGGCTCGTAAGATAGAAAAAGCCAGTAAAAGTGAAATAAAATTCGAGGATATACGCGGAATTGAAAAAGAATAAGAAGCTCACATTCAACAGTCTAAGTGAAGCCGCCGAATACATGCATACCACCCGCCAGGGAGTATACATTGCCATTAAGAAAGGGCTTCTTAAGGCCCAGAAATATGGCAAGCAGTGGCAGGTAACGGCGGAAGATATCACGGCGTATCTAGAGAACAAGTTCAATCGCGATGAGCGAAAAGACGAAGAGGGCGCGCTGTACTTCAACTTGAATGAGGGCTACTGCTCAGTCAAGCAGGCGCTCGTGCTTCTGAGCGAGGAACTGGGCTACTTCTCGCGCGATAGGTTGTATCATCTTCTCCGAATGGGGCAGATCAAAGCACGCAGAAAGGGCGTGACGTGGATTGTGCCCCTGGCGGAAGTGGAGAAACTCATTAACGCATACAAGCAGCAAAGGGAGATAGGGGAAGATGCAGGATGAAGAAGTAGAAATAGAAGTGGATAGTCTTTCAGATGAAATATTAGATATTTTCAAAAGAAAGGCCATAAGTCCCGTAATCGCGATGGCTACTCTCCTATATTTGACCTCCTTGATAATAAGAAGAGCGAATGATAAGAATGAAATGCTGCAAAAGTGTACAGAAACCCTGAAGAATATGCTGGAAAAACCTTCTGAATAAAATTATAACATGCTATCTCTGCTCTCAAGAGAGGCAGCATGTTTATATTCGAGATTATCGGAAATCCAATTCCCCAAAAGCAGACGCAATTTATTCGCTCTACGGGCATCGCCTATGACCCATCCAAGAAAGATAAAACACAAATTCAATGGCAAGTTCGCCCCTATGCGCCAAAAGAGCCGCTTCTTGGGCCAATTAAGCTAGACCTAACCTTCTACTTCCAGCCGCCCAAAAGCACGAGCAACGTGCGTCGCACGCAGATGCTCAATCACGTCATACACCACATAAAGAAGCCAGATGCCGACAACTGCGCCTATCTCATAACGAATGCCCTCAAGGGCATATTCTATCGAGATGATGCGCAGATAATTGATCTCGGCATTCACAAGCGATACGGCGAAGAAGCCAAGACGGTGGTGCGGATTGTGGCAATCCATGAGATAGCGCCGACTCGGGGCGATGAGATAGAGGACGTGGTTATATAAAAATTAATTGAAAAAAACTATTCAAACCTTAAAATGAGCATTTAAGCACAACATACTTAAGGTTTGATAGATGGTTACACCAAAAACAGGCAATCCAATGGGAAGGCCCCGTGAATATGATCTAAAGAAAGTGGCCGCGGATTTACTCGAATGGGCTCAAAAAGATGATAGCTGGAATCTTTGTGGCTTTTCTGCTGATTTCCTTATCTCGCCTTCGTTAGTGCTTGGTTGGAGCAAGAAAGACCCCGACTTTTGCTTGGCTTATGAACTTGCAAAAGCCATGCTCGGTCGCAGACGCGAGAGGGATGTCTCTAAGGGTAAGTTACATGTGAAAGCATACGACTTAAATGCAACATGTTACGATCGCTACCTCAAAGATGAGAAGATGGACTTCTTAAAGCTTGAAGCATCCCTAAAGGCCCAGGAGCAGCAGGCCCTGTCTGAGGGAGATTTGCAGAAGTATAACCAGATTCAGAAAATGCTTGCCGAACTTCAACAGCAGAAGAAAAAGAAGCCGAGTGAGAAGGTTAAAGGCTCAATCTAAATGACCAAGAAACAGTACTACAGGAAAAGACATGCCGATTGTCCATGCTGTGGATGGCAGGGGCATGTGGCTCTTAACAGGCGCGCTTGGCTTACTCGGAAGTATAAGGGATTCATTTATCTGGAGGGATAGGAAGCGGCATCCAGTTTACCTCCATTTCAATCATGTAGTCTTCTTGCCATGTGTATTCTTTCAAACCATTACCGTCATAGGATTCGCAAGTATTATATAGAATATAGGCCTCGTGCGTGCGTTCTGAATTTCCAATTATAGTCGTAAAACACTGGCCCCAATGACCAACTCCTATACCTCCAAAATATTGGAATATAAACGCTCTGTTTTTAGGAGGTTGTTCTTCTGAACATCTAATCCACTCACTCACTGCTTAATTCCGGGGGTTCTGGTAAAGGCATCCAGTGAGTTATTTCTGCCGTGTCGAAGTCAGAATAAAGTCTACCTTTTCTTATATAAAGGCAATTTCTAGGATCCATTGAAATGCAAGGGACCATTTCACCCTCAAGGGTTTTTATCATAGAAAATGTGAGTATTTCCCCTTTTTTCTTAGGTGGCATCCGATCTTTTACACTAACCCACTCCATCACTTCGCCCTCAATATCTGTTCAATTAATATTAGCGCTGCCGCAAAGTCATAGTGCGTAATTGGTTTAAGCATAGCATTTTGAGGAAGATTTTCGATACTACCAATCATTTCATGCAGCATGTCGAGAAGATCGGGGCCGGGCGGCGTGTCGCCTGCTTCCCTGGGCGCGGGCGCAAGTTCACCGCCTGATTCTTTTATCACCGGCACAATCACGTTACCTTCATCGTCGACCCTCAGTATGTTGGACAGGTCATTTGCGTATACTCGCAAGGAATCGCGCCCTTCTACGGCTATTTCGCCGCAATTGCAGGGGACGTAGTCATCCTCGGTCAGGGCTTCGATAATAGAGCCGCATAGGCGGCATTTAGCCCGATTATTCTTCATTACTGAACGCCTTCACCAGATCATTGAACGCGTCCTCCGCCTCCGCACATAGGAAAATGAAGTTGTAGACCTCATCATCTTTCTGGTTCTGCCAAAGAGCAGCTATTCTTCCCTGAAAGTCCGATAAGCTCCTAAATGTCACGTCGACTATGCGTTTTGGCTCATCCGTCATGGCATTACCATAATTTCTCTTTGGATATAGATGCAAGAAAAGTGTGCATGTTGTAGTTTTAAGTCATGACAATAGACTTCTCGATAACGTCAAACGGTTCACCCGCAATCTACAGGCGAATTGGCGGAGACCTCCACCAGCTGATCAATCGCAGGCACTTAGGCAAGATTAGCGACTATGGGTGGTTAATCGAGTATGCGGATTTCCCGCTCACGGATGAATTCGTATCCATGCCGGAACAAATGGTATGGATTTCTATTCCGTATACCCTTAGGTGAGATTTTTCTCCTTCACCTGCCTCACAAGATTCTCGATTTCCGCTCGTACATAGGCGATATCCTTATACCATTTTTTCCATGTGTATATATCTGCCAGGTGCGGGCATTCTTCCGCGAATTTTTGCCGCAATTTCCGGTCTTGGTTTCTCATGCTAGGCACGACATCTTGGCCATGCGCGCAGTGCGCACAATTCGGCAGTGGATGCCGTCTATCTCAAATTGCAGTAGGTCCGGTTCGTTCACCCAGGGGCCATCGCCCCAGGCGCGTCGTTTTTGTTCGGGTGTCATTGCTCACTTCCTGTCCCATTCGTAATTGGGGAATTCATCCTTCAGCTCTTGGAAAGCCTCTTCTGTTATGTCCTTATAACCCTCTTCAGGAGGAATGTCATTACCGCAGTCATTCCATATTTCGAAGCAATATCCCTGTACGTTTTTCATCACAACCATTGCTGGGAACGGATTAAGGGGATGATAACATCCCGGACATTCGACATTGTAATGTTCCGGTGGTGAAAAATATTGCTTCTGCCCAGTGTCTACGGCATAATAATAGGTGCCCATTTTACCACCATTTTTGTTCAGGTGTCATTTCTCACCCGCTTTGTATCCACAGAAGGGACAGTAATCGCATAAAAGTACCGTCCCGTTATTTTTATGGTATACTACGTATGAATTCACGGTTTCCCTGACTTCCCATTGAGAATCTCCTGGGCATTTATGATCAAAAACTTGTATAGTTTCTGTAATTTTGTACAGTTCTGTCATTCTCTATGTACCTTATACCCACAGAAGGGGCATACCTCGGTGCCAAACCGGGCTCTCTCCATACCGTCGAAAACTGTACATACGAAAGTGCCATCTTCGTTCTCACCACATTTATATGAGCCGTATTCTGTAGTGCCCTCACATTGATGCACCTCTCTCCTCTTCTCAAAAGGCACAAACTCCGTCGGATCACACCAGGCGAGAGGTGCAATTGCTATATCTACGTGTATCCAACCATCTGAAGAATATTTATGAATCGGCTGTGCGATTAACCAATGAGCCATAGCATATTTATTTTCATACTGCCCCATCCAATAATGCCCTTCTCCATTGGTGCAAATCACAAACGGTAGTCTGGGCTTTTCCGATTCTGGGTGCCAGGGCAGAATAATATTTAATTGTTCTTTCATTTGGGTATTTCCATCCACCTCAAAACAAAACATCCTCTTTCTTTGAATCCTTTATGTCCAGATTTAGTTAAAATCCGTACATTTTGATTAAATTCTTTAGAAAACCTTGTTTCATACTCATCTTGATTTTCAAATCTTTGCACTTCAAACCAAGTATGTGCTCCATTCTCTTCCATTACTTCAACTAGATAGTAACCTTCTTTTGTTGGATTTTCTTTGAAGTAATCTTTCCATAAAGAATGAGAATCCGCATTTTCCGATTCTGGGTGCCAGGGGGAGGAGATGCTAGTTATTTTCTTACGCATGGTACCATTTTCCGTTTCACAAATATACGCTTAATCCGTCTGTATAGTCGATATTGAGAGTCTTTTAAGTGTTGAGTACTTAGTAGGATCTACTTTATTCGATGACATTTCTTTTCGCCCTATCTATCATACGTTCAATCTCTGGATTCGCATTGATATAATGAATTTTTATTCCCGGCCGTGAGCTAGTAAAAACGCGAAAAACCTCGTCTGAAAATGACTGTCCGATAGTCTTGACTCCATCAAAATCCAAAATAACGACCTGAAAAAGCTCTACCCCCACCAATAGTCGCTTTGCTTGTGATCGTGAGACGAGATTTTCGTTGCCATATTGGGCAAGCTTGACTGGAACAATAGTCTTGCTAAATCGGAATTCATCGTCTTTCGATTGATACTCTTGTTGAGCAATTGGCCCCTCATAATCGGGAGGTCGGTAAATAAATGTTTTTTCAGTCATATCTTTTTGGCCTCATAATCTCGGCCTCCTCTCTCGTTAAGATGATGGGGGTACCTGGTATATCGGATATTTCTTTTCTAAAGCATCCATCTATGACGAGTGGTCCTTTATAATTCGAAGGCCGATATACCCACTGGGCCCAACCTTTCTTATTGATTTCTTCACAGGGAATATTCACCCATGTATCAAACGGAATTTCAGTCATTTCACACTCACATTCCAGGGCATGTTCCCCGCATTCATTGCATTCTCCGGACATTGCGCATTCCCTCCCGTCGTCCGATTTCAACTCCCAGGACAGTGTAAATTACGAGCTTCATCCAAAATGGTGCTTCTATGTACGATAAACACGCCGTAAGAATGGGATATGCGATTATTATTTGACTTATCATGCCTATGTAGCTAAGTTTCGGCTTTGCGCTCATCCTAAAATCATCCTAATTCCGTAGTGATTTCTCTTCTCTCGAACTAAGACTACATCTCACGCTTTCGATCCTGAATATTCTGATATCTAGTTCTTTGAGGGCTTCCATCATTATACTGTGTACATCAGCTGCATCAAATTTATACCGCGAACAGTTTTTTACAGTTATCGTGATGTCGAATATCTGCCCTAACTTTCCAGTCTTCTTAGTCATCTTTTTCCCATGCCTCGGCTATTTGCAGTTGGGAGAGATTTATAACTTGTGATCCCTTCGATGTGTTCATCTCCCAAAGTTCCCCCTTTTCCTTGTTTCTTTTGAATGCAAGGGTAAGTTCGTCTAGAAATTCGGAAGCACCCGATTTAGAATTTCCCCTTATTACATGGCTTCTGAGTACGATCTCAAATTCACTCATTTTTGTACTCCTGGAAAAGCCGCCCCATTCGGCCCAGGTCTCGGCTGCGGTAGATTTGGATGCGGCACCAGATCCGGCGGGTAGAACTGGTAGCACTCGCGGGCCTCCGTCACGCCAGCCGTCGCGATTGCGCATATCCCAGCCGCGTAGACTATGAAGCGGATTTTATTGATAAATTCCTTCATCACGGCCTCCTGCGCCCGATTAGCCATCCTGCGCAGAATAGTACGATCGATTCTTGAATGGATAGTGGCGATCTGCCCATGACCACATTGCTCAAGGTTATCCCCAGCACGATACACCACGCTACGGTGTCTGTTATCCGCATGAATTTTCCGAATTTGCTCATTTTTTCTCCCTATTGATTAGGCCCTGCATGTAGAGGCAAAAATTATTTGCTTCGGAGAGGTCCTTTACTTCGTGATAATAGCGTTTTCCGTCATTTGTTGTGATAATCATTTCATATCGATCCCCCATGTTGCAGCCGCCTACGCTCATAATATCGTCGATGTCGACTGTCTGGCCGTGATTTGTGAGGAAGAGGAGGGATAGGAGGAATGGAATCATAAAATTACCCTAATTGGTTTATTGACTGGCTGATAGCGTTCATTGACGTGGGAGGCGTTGACTGAAATCATCATTTTGTTTTCATATGTTGGGAAATACTCTTCTCGTCCGTAAGACTCGTGTACATGCCCAAATATATGGAGTCGTGGCCTTTCTACATATTTAAGGAAGTTGAATAGGCCTTGGCTACCGACACTTATATAATGGTCGGCTTTATCAAGTATTCCGTAGGGAGGGGAATGAGTAATTAGTATATCTGTGCCTTTAGGAATATTCTCGAATTTATCCAGAAGTTCATCTTCCGTTTCGCATGTAAATGCTTTGCAATCAGGATTCATTCCAGGAAAGGTCTTGGTCCAGGGTGATCCCCAGATCTTTAGTCCTTCAAATTCTATTCCGGAGTCACATAAATAACTTATTGATTCATCCCAATGAAAATCTTTATCGACATTATTATCATGATTGCCGGCTATAAAAATCTTCTTTTTGTAAGGCTGTGTATTCATCCAACCTAGAAAGTCAGCATGTTCATATATAGTGTCACGCGCCGTCAAATCCCCTGCAATAATGAGAAGGTCCCCTCCTTCCAGTTGCGGGTAGTGGCCATGGAGATCCGCGACACAGTCAATTATCATACGATCTCCTGAGCAACTTCAGGTGCTGCCGGACGACGACGAATATTCCAACTATCCCCACACCCTTCATGAAGTTGCCAAGATTCGCGGCTTCTTGAGAGCACAGCCATTCGATCATTTCAGTAGTCCTCATCGCTGTTAAGGATATTAAGACACAGTGGTTCGGGATCTACACATCCATCCGCTACAAATTTTTGTACAGATTTTGCATTCATTTCTATCCTGTATAACAGGCATTCGTATTCTCCCTCCTGGATAGACTCAATGTTGTATATCCTGTTCATATCTATCACTGCATTGGCCAAGGCCCTTGCGACTATCGCCGGGTCAGAACTCATGTAGTACTGCTGTAGTTTGTCGATGACTTCCTTGTTCGTGATCACTGCTTTTCTCTCCAGAATATCTTGAGGTTGAACGATCCTGGTTTTCTGACTAATCCTCCGGGGTACACCCCATCAGGGTCTGTTTTTGTAGCCTCTGAAATTATTATCTGCATGATTTCCAGATCCACTCCGCAGGGAATGGGACCTGGGGGCATATCATCTGCAATATACTCGTTCCATCCAGTTAAATCTATGCTCATCGCTTTTTTATCTCCGAAATAGTTTCTGTAAGTGTATTCAATATTTTTTCAGCTTCTTGAATAGCGGAACTAAGTACTTGTTCGTGCGTTATACACTTCATGATTGCCTCTATCTCATCTCCCGGGCTTTTATCACAGCTGTCCACCCACTCAATACCATGCAAAGCCTCTGCAACGAGTCTCAAATGGAGGCCAAATGCCTTTCTGTGTGGGCATCTTTCCCCGGCTAAACGAATAGCCGCATCCGCGACCTTGTCATACAAATAATCCCAGCTACCCCCGCTCATCTACTTTAACCTCTTAAATCTTTTATAAATGATAATAATTATAAGTGCCGTCGCCAGAATACCGCAAGCAAAAGAGATGGAGTCATGAAGGGTTGTCATTGAATCTCCATGCTACATTTTATGCTGATATCATCTGGCTCGCCTTGGAAGCTTTCCATGGCCTTCTTTACGAAAGCCTGGATACGCTTATCTTCGGGAGTCATGCTTATTGGGTCGTAGCACAATTCTCGATGGCGGAGTGTTTTTTCGCAGTCTTTAAGGACGACCGTGACTTCTACTGCGGTTTCGCTCACTTTTTACCTTTTTTCATGACTTTTTTGCATTTTTTGATCATGGGATCGCGTTTTGTACGATCGATTTCTGTGAGTTTAACGTTCTTTTTTTCGGCACCTTTGAGAGACTTTACAGCTTCTTTTGTCTTGCCTTTTTTGATATCCTTTTCGGCTGTTTTCATCTCTTTGGTTACTTTTGCCATTTTCTTGTCCATTTGTCTCATCCTTTTGTTGAGTAGTATTACTTCTTTATAAATATTTCTAATTACACTGATTGTCATGTTAAGGGCGCTAGGCGCGATCCACACTTCTGAATTCGGACCGGTCATATCCGCTGCTTTTTTTAGCTTTTGCAAAGCACTTGGTGATTTTGGTCCACTTTTAGGATCACCAAAACGGATAGACCATCCATATTCTTCTTCATTCATTTAAAAAATCCTGTGCTTTTTGCATTTCATATTGCAAGACCTCTGCCGCTTGCTTCGACATTTCCATCGCCTGTATGAGTATATCGGCTGGTTCTATGACTATGCGGACTGCCTCTTCGTCATCACCGGGGTTGAGGTGGCCCTTATCTACCCATTCCACATCGTGAAGGGCGTCCGCAATCAGCAGAAGATGATACCCAAGGGCCCTTCTGTAATGTACTGGAGAATCTATCAGATGAACCCCCTCATCTTGTATCTGCGCGAAGAAATTGTCTTGTGGTTTATCGTTCATTCATCCTCTCCAAAATAATCGTCGCCCGTGTAGGAGACTTCTATGCCCATGGAAATACCATCTGCTTCCGGCAAGTCTTGGTATATCGGGCGCCCGGCTTGCAGACTAGCGATGTCGTAATGATTTAGCTCAATGATGAGGTGGATTTTCTTCTCTTTCTCTACATGCATATTATTTCCTTTACATTTGGCGCACAAAATTGTGTAGGGCGAATATATTTTCTTGAGCTCGCCATCTCTGATTGCATAGTGACGTAGGGCTATGCCTGTGCGACAGCTGCAAGCGGGCGTTACGTCCGGGAGGTAGGTCCTGCTACAGGCTATGAGAAGTGCTAAACATATCACGCTGAGGAAAATGTAGAAGGTTCGCCGCGCTATCATATCCACCTATAGTAATATAATTTTTGCTTATATGAGCGGGCACCCATTTTTGTAAAATTTTTTTGCAATTAAAAAATAAAAGTTACAAAGTGCGGTTATGGAACAGCCCCTTTCACCCAAGCAATTAGAATTTGTCCTTAACAGCACAGCCCGTTGGAATCTGGCCCACGGATCTGTGAGGACTGGAAAAACAGTTGCGAATGCCTTTCGCTTCTTAAACGCCTCTGAGCAATGTCCAGATAGTAAGATATACATCGTGGGCCATACTTTCGACACGGCTTATCGAAATGTCGTGCGTCTTATCATGGAGTCGCCAGAGCTTTCGATCTATCGGCCTTTTTGCACTTGGTCTGGCAAAAAACTGCACTTCAAGGACAAAGTAATCAATATACTCGGCGCCAAGGATGAGGGGGCTATCGGCAGCTTCCAGGGACTCACCATGAGCCTATGCTACTGCGACGAGATGACGCTTTACCCCGAGTCGATTATCGACATGATCGATACGCGTCTATCGACGCCGCATTCCATGGGCTTTGCGTCCATGAACCCGAGCCACCCCGATCATAAAATCAAGCAGTGGATTGATAAGGCGGAAGCTGGCGATCCGAACTATTACGCCCTGCACTTTACATTGGATGATAACCCCTATGTTGATGAGTCTTATAAGCAGCGTATTCGCGATTCTGTTTCTGGCTTATTTTATCAAAGAAATTATCTTGGTCTTTGGTGCTTGGCAGAAGGCGCCATTTTCGACTTTTTTGATCGCAAGCTATATGTGGTGGATAGGCCTCCTGCTACTGCTGAATATTGGATTGCTTCTATCGATTACGGCACTGTTAATCCGTTCTGCTGTCTTCTGATAGGAGTAACAAGCGGGAAATATACGCAAACAGGGCGCTGTATGTGGGTAGAGAAGGAATACTACTGGGACCCAGATCCAAAGAAAGAGGGGCGACAGAAGACCAATAGCGAGTTTGCAAATGATGTGCAGGCATTCTTAGAACCCTACGCCGTCAGAAATATCTACATTGACCCAAGTGCGGCAGCGTTCCAACTAGAGCTACAAAGGCGCGGCCTGCACGCCGTCCATGCTAATAACGATGTGGAAAACGGCATACAAATCATGACATCCGAGATGAAGAAGGGCAATCTTTTCATCTGCTCAGAATGCAAGAACTTGATACGCGAGGTGCAAAGCTATGTCTGGGACCCGAAAGCTGCCAAAAAAGGATACGATCAGCCTCTCAAAGAAAATGATCACAGTGTTGACGCTCTGCGCTATGCTATTGCTACTCATAGGGTTCCTAAGTATTACGTCGATGATGATGATTTTGGGCGTACGCTAGGAAGTAAGAAAATCTCGCATGACTCTGCTAGCTTTTCTAACGTAAATAAATATGAACCCACTAGGAGGGACTATTAATGGGATTCTTCAGCTTTCTTTTTCTCATTTTGATGACGTTAAAACTACTGGATATTATAGAAATTTCCTGGACTTTTCTATGCGTTATTTTATGCGGGGATGTGATCATTTTTTTAATGGGTGCTCTAATTGTCTTGCTTACCAGGTTCTTTAAAACAAAAGATAAATGATGGTTAAAAAAGTATGTGGTGGTCCTACTGACCCAAAAAAATCTGCGGATAATATCAAAAAAAGCAATGAGAACTGGTTAAAGCGCGATTATAAGAAAGTTGCGGCCAAAAGATCGACTCAGGCTCTCAAAGAAAATGATCACAGTGTTGATGCTCTGCGCTATGCCCTTGCTACTCATAGAGTTGCTAAAAATTATGACGACGATAATTTTGGACGCACCTTAGGATCGAATACCCAGAAAATTCATACAGTATCGACATTTGGCAATGCGAATAGGTACGATCCGACTAGGAGGGTTTATTAAATATCATGGGGATAGAAAGACTATGCCCTGGATGTAATGGGCGATTTATAATTCAAGAGGACCAGAAGCACCCGAGGAGATATTGCTCTGGGGCTTGCGCTGAACAACATAAAATCAAGCTTTCCAACGAGAAATGGATTAACTCGGACTATAAGAAGAAAAAAGACAAACTGGCAGCAGAAAATAGGAAAAAGAGCAGATGGGGACTTTGGGGAGTTTCCAAAGAACCGTATGCTCCTGGCCTAAAAAGATTCAGAATAATGCGCGGATAAATTAATATGCCTGAATGCCTTTTGGGATTGGTATTACATCATGTAAAACTATGGAAAATGTTGGGATGCTATGGCGTTCTGCTTATCTGTATGATGCTGATTTTCTTTTTATGCTAAATTCTCGTTATAAAAGATTGAAAGCTGATACGCCTAATGCGGCTAAGCACATCCCTCTATTCGAATGGGATAATTTAGAAATACCACATGCATTTGTACCCATTATTGTGGAAAAATGTGAAGGATCTACTTCATTATGGGATTTTGAACATCCTCGTAATACTATCTATATACTAGGAGCTGAAGATCACGGAGTTCCGAAAGTCATTCTCGAAAATAACTGGACAAAAATCCATATTCCTTCTTGTAAGCCCTATAGTATGAACGTTGCAGTGGCTGGAAGTTTAGTTATGGCTCATAGATATTCTCGTTTGTTAAAATAAATTTTTACTTTATAGTAAGCCTTTAAGCAAATCGGGTCGCGGAGGCTACTATTTCTTTCTACTATCCCCCTTGGAATAATGCACTTGAACCTAACCAAGGTAACGTTCGCCAGTGGCTTGATAATCTATACAGCAAATTTCAGCCCCTGGAGCAAAGCAGGTGGAACCAATCCAATATTGATACATTGTTCTATGCAGGCGCTCAGCAGTATATAAACCGATACTTTGGTATTACTCCATCTTCATCGGCGCAGAACTTCTATTTCAATCTTCTCCAGCAGCCAGTCAATATGGTTACTGGTTATGAAAGACAGCATAGAAAGCAGTGGATTTATACTCCAACAGAGGGTGCTGATCCTCAAACTACCGATCAATATACGAAGCTTATCACAAGCGTTGCTAATGCTGGTGCAATCCATGAACAGAAGTCCAGGGCCAAGGAACAAGCCTGCATAACTGGCATGGTACTAGCTCAGCCTTACCTTGATTTCATGGGTAATGACCCGGCGCAAGGTGAACTTAAATTGAAGGTATGGGAATATAATAGCTTTCTGGTAGATCCCTACTTCCGCTCCCCTGATATGAGCGATGCGCAATTCGTTTGGTGTCAAGAGTATGTATCCAAGAAAGAAGCCGAATCTAGATTTCCTGATAAGCTAGAAAAGATCGCTCCAATGGCTGGATCTCCTCAAAGATATGGAAGCTTTTATTTCTTACCAGAAAACTACAACATGGCGCGCAATGACCTTATGGTCTTGTCTTATGTATGGTATAAATGGAAGCGCAAAAAGAAACGTCTCTACTCACCAAGGCGTAATCAGTTCTTCGATTTCGCAGGTGGTGATGAAAACCTAGAAATGATTATGCAGGCCATTCCCGATCTTGAGGAAGTAACGGTTGAAGTTCCTACATGGAAATTAGCCGTTGTCCTCAATGATCAGCTCATGTTCCAAGGTGATAATCCCCTTGGTTTTGATGATTGCCCGTTTATCCCCTATTATTGGAATTATGAACCGCACAATAACTACTATGATCTAAGGTGCCGAGGTCTAGTGCGCACTATGCGCGACTCAAACTACTTGATGAATCGCCAGATCATTATTTCCCATGATCAGAAAGAAGCTACAATCAATGCTGGATGGAAGCGAAAAGTTGGCTCTGTGGCCAATGAAGATAACATGAAGAAATCTGGTCAAGGCTGGGATGTTATCGTGAATGAAGGCTACGAAATGACCGATGTCGAGAAGATCGTGCCTAATTCTGTTCCAGAATCAGACTTTGCTTTGGCGGATAGATTACGCACCTTGATTTTTGGCACATCTGGCATTGATTTGGAGAACTGGTCTGCACAAAATGATAAGCAGGCGTCTTCTCTTACCACCATGCTGAAACAAGCGGCCAATTTGATGGTACTTCAAAAGTATTTCGATCAATGGGATCTATCGGATAAGTTGCTTGGGGAAAGACTACTTCAGATCGCCATTAACAATTGGAATGCGGCTAAGGTAGAACTACTAATCGGAGAAGAGCCAACACCGCATTTCTATTCGAAAATCTTTGCCAAGTGCCAGGTGCTTGTAGAAGAAGCTGATCTTACCCCAACGCAGCAGAATTTGCAGGCACAGAACATGCTTGAAATCAATCAGATGTTTGGGCGCGAGGTATTCCCTCCTTCTAGGATTATTCCTAAGCTAAATATCACAGGAAAAGCCGAAATCATCGAGTTCTTACAGCAACAAGAACAACAAATGCAAGCAGCTCAACAAGAAGAAATGAATATTAAGCATTCATTTGAAGAAGTTAAACTTAAAGAACTTATGTCTAAGGCTGCGGCTAATATTGCAAGGGCACGAGAAGATCATAGTCGTAGCGAAAGCAACCTAGGTTTGTACGAGGAAAGACTGAGCATGATAGAGCGTAATAGGGCCATGTCTCTTAAAGAGAAACAAGCAGCTCTTACTTCTATGCTAGAAAACATGGCAAGATTTGGTGAAATAGAGACTCAGTATCAACAGATGAAAATGGATATGGAAAGCCAGCAGATTCAAGGGCGAGAAGAGGCTGAGAAACAGGATGTAGAGAGACGCACAGGTGCTAATAAGTTTCTGGCTGAAATTATGGGTGGGATGAAAGGACCTGAGCAGCAAAATACACCACAAGCTTCTGGTCAAATGTGATGTATATTAAAGAATTATTTTAATTATTTATCCTAGATGATATATAAGGGATATAAGTACAATGAGCCCTGCAAGCTCTAAGGATGTGAAAATGGCTGATAGTCAAAAAATGGCTTCGAAAGTTTCCTCTGGTGGACAGAGAATCGACGACCATTCATGGTGGGGTGGTGGACGTTCTAAAGGTTCTGTATTCCCAGAAGGCGCTAAAACGAAAGATGAATCTAGCGCAATGGGAGCTGCTAGCCTTCCAAGATATGAAGATACCACAGAGGCGATTAAATCTGCTCAGATGGAAAATATGAGCAAAGCCAAAGGCAGACCTCTTAAAACAGGTTACAGAAACTAATTTTTAATGCTGCCCTCATGGGGAAACGTGAGATTCGTTCCAATTTTGAACTTAAAATGTTTAAAATAGGCAGCATACTTTTAAAAAGGCAATTTATGAAAACAGGCTTTAAAGACCCAATTGCTCCTAAGCAATATAAAGAAGGCGAAAAGCCCTGGAATTGGCAAGCGCCTCATTACGACAATCGATCCTCTTGCTTTATGCAGGCTGGCACCGATTATGGCGTAGGCCACAATCAGCCCGTCGGACATGAAGGCAATCCAAAATCAGACGGCGGGGTTCCCAAGGGCCGTGTCGCCACGGTGCCGATCTATCCTGAGAAACGGGAAATACTGTGAAATCCCCTAAGCCCTTGAAACAGTCGCATACAGGCACGAAGAAAGGTGGCCCGTTTGCGGGTGATTGGCATGTATCTCATACTGGAATGGGAATGGGCGATTATTACGGGACAGGAATCAAGGCTAAGCTTGGCAAGATGAGGGATAGTTACACACCGCCGGTGAATGACACAAGCAAGAAAAAACTAAAAATACCGCCTAGATCTGTCGTTTGATCTTATAAACGAGTAGATAAATTTCCAAAATTTACTCTTCTTCTTCTTGCGTTCTTTGAGTAGATTTTTTTCGAACTCTTTCCTTTTTAATCCACCCCAATATGTATTTTCTTTCCAGTATTCTTCATAGTAAGAATTCATTCTCAATTTAGCTCGATCGCATCTTTGTTTGAAATCTGGTACTTCGTCTGTCCTTATCAAGGTAGGTTCAATTTTATAGACTTTGTACGAAACACCTTTCAAATATTTATCAGGTATTTCCATGGGAGGTATACTAGTCGTCTCGTCAAACATCCCTTTTCCCCCTTTTCAATCGGGCATTTCGTCCTATTTCCATCATGATCCCTTTGATGACGTGGTCTGGAATATCATCCTCTTCCCTGCCTTCCAACTTGCCGCGATTGTTTATGTACATGTCGATACTTTCACAAATCGTCTGGTTTTGTGTCAACTTATCCTTTTGATACTGTTCCCAGAGTTCTGGCGCTGGCAACATCCATATTACACGGATATTGTCGCTGGGAGGATAGGCCTTGAATAACATGGAATTGGACTGCGCTCGCGGCTTAGTAAGTCTTGGTTCCCATATCAATCTGGCTTCTGGAATCGTGTCTAATGTTTGGTACTTTCTGATGTACTGGGGACTAAGGAGAGCTAGTCTAAGATCCTCATTAAATATGGAGATTTTCTCATCAAGGCCGATAGTTCTCTTATGAGCAAAAATATAAAACGGATGATCATTATATTCCCTTGGTCTGTTGTTTATACATTCTTGGCATCCATGAGAAATATAGTCTGACTGCTTATTGAATTGCAATAGTCTATCGTGCGTCTCTAGCCGATCAATTTTCATCGAACCTCATCTGTAAAATAATTTATTTACATCATAAAATTATTTTTATATACAGAAACTGTATGTCAAATAAAAATTTTAAGGTGATATGACAGCAGACGTTCAAGAGAATCAGAGTCAAAATCAAAAACAGGATTTTTCAGCCAATGCTAAAGAAAACAATTTTAGACTTCTTCAAGAGAAGTATGAAAGAGAACTCCAAAAAGAACGATCCGCAAGAGCTGACGCCGAAAAGCTTGCTAAAGAGGCAATGGAAAAAGCCCGCGTTCTTGACAGAGACGATGAAGAAGATTCAGAGCCTTATGTCGACAATCGTAAATTAGAAAAGAAACTATCCAAATTTGGGGAAAGTACCCAGAGCGAGATACAAAAAGCTATGGAGGCAGCCAAGGCTGCGGCCAAGGAAGAACTCAAACAGGAAATGTGGCTTGATAGTAACCCAGATTTCTACGACGTACTTCAACATGCGGATAAATTCGCGGAAAAAGCTCCGGAGCTTGCTAAAACTATTCTCAAGATGCCGGAAGGGTTTGAGAGACAAAAGATGGTTTATCAAACTATCAAGCATTTGAAGATTGACCAACCAGAACCGAAACAATCAACCATCCAAGAAACAATTGATGCGAAGAGACGTACTCCCTTCTATCAACCAACTGGTGTAGGGACAGCTCCCTATGCTCAATCGGGCGATTTCAGTGACATGGGCAAAAAACAAGCATATGAAAAAATGGTGCAACTTAGAAGCAATTTGAGGTTAGGATGAAAAAAAAATCCAGTGGCAAAGTCGAGAAGGTCATGGAAGAATTCAAGGGAGGAAAACTCCACAGTGGAAGTAAAAAGGGGCCAGAAGTCACTGGCCCCAAACAAGCGATCGCGATCGGACTTTCAGAGGCGAGGAAAGCGGGAGAAAAGGTTTCCAAAAAGAAAGGAAAGAAATAATGGCCGAGAAGAAAAAATGGATAAGTGAGGCCATTAAAAAACCCGGATCACTCCGTAAATCCCTCCACATGAAGGGTGATGAACCCATCCCTGAATCTAAGCTGAAAAAAGCAGAGCATTCTAAGAATCCGACTACACGCAAAAGAGCAAATCTAGCCGAAACCCTCAAAGATTTCAAAAATAAGTAAATGGCCGTTGGCTGCCAAGATTGCCCAGAATGTGAGATATGCCGCCGCGAAATTGATTGGCGGTGGCATGAGCACATTGGCAAATATTCTATCTGCGTCTCTTGCTTCGACAAGCACAAAAAAAAGCTAGAAGAAGCGCAAGAGCGTTACATCGAATCAGTTAGAATTGACAAATAATTATTTTAATTAATAACATGCAATTTCACGTAAGGGAAGTCGTGCCCCAGCGTAAGAAGCGTCGCGTCTTCATACGATATGTCGAAAACGACGTAAGTTAGGTTCGTCAACCGATCGCCATATCCTGATTGTTAATTGACAAAAAGGATATTCCAAATGTCTATTACAACTACAGGGAATTTGGGCCCCATGATTTTGCAGTCGCTTGCGCCTGCTATGTTGTATGTCCCGACCCCTACGATGAATTATATCACTATCACCGACAAGATTTCCATGCCGGTTAATGGTGGTACGACTTGTCGGTTCATGCGTCCTCGCGCATTGCAACCACCTACTATTCAACTCGGTAATTCCGGGATCGATCCCCCAGCCCAAGTGCCACAGCGTGACATCATTGACGCCCAGATGGCGTTTTTTGGTACCGGCGTAATCATTAACGAACAAGTTATTTTACAGGACCAAGAAGGTGTTCTTGCCTGGGTAAGCGAGAGATTGGCGGTCTCCATGAGACAGGCCGAGGATCTCATTTTGCGCGATTACATCGTCTCTGCTGCTTCGGAAATCAATGCCGGCGGCGGTTCGAATGGTGATAATCCCACGAATTTAGGCCTATCAGATTTCAGTTTAGTTTCTACTACATTGGATACAAATAACGCCTATAAATTTATGTCCGGTATCGAAGGCTCACTAGCTTTCGGGTCCGGTCCGATTCGTTCGAGCTATTTTATGCTTTCCAGCACAGAATTGCAAACGGATTTCGATAGTTTGGTTGGTTCTGGCGTGATCAACGTCTGGAATTATCCAAACAACACCTCAGCGTTGCCCAGCGAATGGGGCAGTGTGTTCAACCTCAGGATCTTAACGTCCAGCGAGGCCCCCGTAGCACGTGCTGCATCAGCCAATGGTCAAGATGTATATTACAATACAGTTTGTGGTAAGCAAGCAGTCACGCATATCAATCAGGACGGCTATAGCATGAACCTGATCTATCGTGATCCTTATTATTCTGGCATGCTCGCACAAAATGCGACTTTGGCCGTTAAATTCGCCCAAGCCCAAGCGATCACGCAAGATACGGCTATCCGTAATTTGCTCTGTACACGCTTAAGCAATTTGGGGGTATAATATGGCTGAATATTCAAGAATCGCAAAAGGTAGCTTCACTTCAACTGGTGCAGCTCAAACTGTTTTGTTGCCTTTCGTTCCTAACGTCGTTGAGATGTGGAACTATTCGGCAGCTAACTCAGCACCTGCGGCTAACGCAGTTGTGTCAGCATATTGGGACTCAGCAATGGGTCAAGGTTTCGCCCTTGAAACAGGTGTTTACCAAACATATGCTACGACACCTACTGTTCTAGCTCTGGTAGCTGATACAGTTGTTGCAAACGGTATTAGTACTTTTAGCGCAGGTCAGCTTCTGTCATTTGGTCAGCAAATCCAAATTGCTTCCATTAGCAAAGCATCTCCTGCTGTAGTTACTACTGCATCCAATCACGGATATGCAAATGGTGATGTAGTTATCATGACAGGTCTCTATCAGTCTCCAACGACTGGTATGCCTCAGATTTCTAACATTCCATTTACAGTAACTGTCACTGGAGCAACAACGTTTACTATTCATTGGAATACTAACCAAAGTAACTACACAGCTTTGAGTGGTTCGCCAACTGGTGCATTTGTGAAAAAGGTTTTATATCCTTATCTCTATTTGCCAGCTGATCTTACTATTCAGACTATAGTTACAGGAACTACAACTACTATTGCCACAACTACAGCTCATAACTTGGTTGTTGGTCAAGAAGTTGCATTCCGTATTCCATCGGTATGGGGGACAACTCAGTTGAATTCACTTCCTAACAATAGCACTCCTGGAGCGCCATTGTACGGATATGTGACTTCTGTAACTGACTATCTCACATTTGTGGTTAATATCAACTCTACTGGATTTACTGCGTTCAACACTAACCAAACAGTGGCGAGCGTTCCCGGTCTTGATTATCCACAAGTGGTACCAGTTGGTGATGTGAATACAGGTGGCTTCCCATATTCGGGCGGTAATCTGTATCCTTCACCCGTTATTACTCCATATACTGGTATTTCTTATAGCAGTATCAATGGTCCTGCAATCCAAGGTGCGTTTTTCAATAACACACGCCAGGGATTCGTGATTGGTGCTGGAGCTGGCACTAACCTGGCAAGCTCTGTTCTTGTTGGTGCTAATGGTAATCAGATTTATTGGAGAGCAATGCTCACCGATCTATCATCACCATGATGAACTTGTAAGTAATAATTACGAGTTATGACTCAGGGGAGAAGAAATTCTCCCCTTTTTTAAATGAGGCAATAGAATATGGCATTTCCATACCCGTACCCTGGTCCTGTAGCTCCCTACAATAACGTTCCAATTAATCCACAATATTACAAGCCAAGTAGGTTCGTTATATCAGCTGTTTCACTTGGCGAGACTACAACCATCACTACGACCGTCAATATGAATTACGTCATCGGGCAGCTCGTTAGATTGCTTATTCCTCCATCATTTGGTTGTGTCCAACTAAATGAGCAGGAAGGATATGTGATATCCATCCCAGCGGCTAATCAAGTTGTGTTAGATATAGACTCATCTCTAGACGTAGATCCCTTCATTTCCAGCTCTGCTACGACAGTTGCTCAGATCATAGCAGTTGGTGATATAAACACAGGTACTGTGAATCCAACTGGCCGCGTGATGAACGGAACCTATATACCGGGTGCCTTCGTCGATATTTCGCCTAATTAAAAAAAAGACTTTAACAAATTATTATTTGAAATGGTAGATTGACCTTAGGGTGTAAAAAAATAATTTAACACCACCCGTATAGGTTAAAATGTCAGAAGAAAAAGATAGCGCAAGTTTTGAAGATTTCACAGGTAAGCGCCCACGACCTGCCGTAAATTCCTTAGGGCAAAAAGAACTGGATAAAGCCGCGGAACAGATCGATCAATTCACTGCTCAAGTCAAAGGCATTGAGTTAGATAGGAGTCGTAATCTTCCAAGAGAAGAGCAGGAGCCGCAAACTAAGCTTTCCTCTGATGATATTAGAAAAAGCAAAGACATCTACCTTAAACCCAAACGTTCTGTTTCGACGAGAGAGCCGTTCAATGAGAGATACAGGGAAGAATATAACTTCGCCAAAGAATACGTCTATTTCATAGCCGAGCATAAAGAAATTATAGGAGAATCAATCGAGATTTGGACGAAGCCATTTGCTGGTATGCCAGCCGAAGAATGGGCCGTCCCAGTCAACACTCCTGTTCATGGTCCTCGCTATCTAGCAGAGCAAATCAAACGCAAATTCTATCACCGCCTCACCATGGACAAATCCATCAAGACGGGCTCAGATGGCGCTGGTCAGTACTACGGATCAATGGTTGCCGATACGACCATCCAAAGACTTGATGCTATGCCCGTAAGTACAAGGAAATCAATTTTCATGGGAGCGGCTAGCTTGTGATGATTGAGGAAGAAAAAGGCCATTGGGAAGATATTTCCATATATTTTGCTCTATTGAATAAGCATAGGGATAAATACATAGAAACTATAGGCCCTTTGCCAGGTCATGAATCATCAGAAAACAGAAGAGCATTAAACTTCGTTTTAGGAAATACAATCGTAGCCCTCCTAAGTTGTGGTGATTTAGATAATGTCATCAATTGGATAAGAGAATTTAAGCAGAAATTGACTGAAAAAAATAAGGTACTCTGGTTAAACAGAAATGAACTTGCTCAATGACATCATTACCTATGTTCGTCGGATAATAAAGTCGCCCACAAACGCCGATATATCCGACACCTTATTGATTGATTATATCAATCGATTCTGGCTCATGGATGTCGATGCTCGAATTCAGACATTCGACCTCAAGACCAAGTACCAATTCCAGACAACCCCTGGCATATCAGACTATAATACACCTCTCTACAGTGTACAAACGGAACCTGGAGGCCAGACCATTGGCCCCTTCCCAGTCTATCAAGGCTTTAGCCAGACGGCGACCGTCAACGGCATACAGATGCCCTTCTACACGCAGCGAGAGACATTCTTCAATCTTTGGCCAAACTACATCCAATCACTCGTGCAAGTAGGAACTGGAACTGGAAATGGCAGCACAGTTTATCAATTGACCCTTCCTTTCTTCCCAGCTATTCCTGGTCACATCGATATCACTGGTATCATTGCGACCGGATCTACTCAAGACCCCCCTCTTGTTCCATCAGGTCCTAGCACTGAGTTTATCACGACCATTCCCACCACTAGCGTCTATTCGGGCGTTTACTTCACTGCCACGGGCGCGAATGGCCAAAATATAGTAGTGGCTGACAGTGGACAATTCCTGCGCGACAGCACGAATAGTGATCTTTACGGCCTGTTGATGGCCCCAGGAGCTGCGCCCCTTGGCAATCAGCCGCTGGCTGGCGGCTATAACACATCCTTAAATACAGTCAATTATGTGACTGGCGTCGCCAATGTGACCTTTCCCGCCACCATTCCGGCTGGGACCCCCATCCAAGCGCAATGTTACTTCTTTCAGCCAGGTATTCCTAGGGGTGTTTTATTCTATAATAACACGCTATCTCTACGTCCTCCTCCAAATCTTCAATATCTCGTCGAATTAGATGCTTATCTCACGCCGGCTGCATTTCTAAATACCTCCTCAGCAATTCCTTTTGGCTATATGGCTGAATACATAGCTAGAGGAGCAGCCCGTAAGATACTCGCAGATACGGGGGACATAGACCAATTCCAGTTCTACGAACCCCTATTTAAAGAGCAAGAGACTCTCGTATGGAAGAGAAGCCAGCGCCAGTTTACCTCCACTCGCACCGCTACTATATTCAGTGATGTGCAGGGAGGGGGTACTTTCAACAATGTAGGTCAGGGAACACTATGACAAATTTCACATACACGAGCCCACTTCCAGTAGCTACAAATGATCCTTCAGTGGATCAGCCCAATATGACCGTCAACAATACCTCCAATGCTGGAATCTGGGAAGTTGATCATGTGGGATTCAATGAGAACAACGGAGGAACCCACCTACAGGTGAGTTTCAGCTCGAATAATGTACCGACTGTGCCGACGACTTTTCCGACTGCCTTCACCAATACCGTTGGCTCTCTTCCGCAGCTATTCTTCTACTCTGGCGATGCAACTCAAAGCTCGGGCCAGTATTCCACGGCTTCCAATTTCAGTACATTTCTTCTCGGAGGCATGATACTTAAAGGCGGCTCTTTGACCATGACAGCGTCTCCACAGACTTTTACCTACGCCGGTCTTTCTCCTGCTTTGCAACCCTTCATCAATAGCTCCCTTCTCTTTCTACCTTTCACAAATGACGGGCTTTCTGTAGGTGTAGCCAGCAGCTCAGCAACGGGCTTTACTCTCACTATTGGACAACTTCCTCACGTAGTCAATTTCCTAGCCATAGGATTCTAAATGGGCGAGAAAATAGTCATTGGTCCTATCACGAAAGGTCTTCGAAATGACGTAACGCCATTCAACATCGATAATGATTCCTTTCCTGTATTGGTAAATGCCTACCAATGGCGCTCCAGAGTTAAAAGAAAAAGGGGAACACAATTTCTCGGCAGGCTGACCAGATACTTTAATTCCACTTCCCTATCGTATAATCCTGGCGCTTTAGTTCTAACGTTGGACGGGGGAGGCAATGGAAATATCTTGACCGCCTTCTCCCTGCAAGTCGACGGCAATATTGTTCCTGGGAGCGTGACTCTAGTGGCCTCTGGCGGCCCAACCACCTATACAGATCCCACCAGAGATGGTTATTTGACACCCACTGGGACAAGCGGTCCCAATACCATAAACTATGCGACCGGAGCCATCCTTATTCCTGCACAGGCTGGAAACACCGTTACCGCCACTTTCCTATACTATCCAGATCTGCCCGTGATGGGTCTTGAGGATTTCATATCGAATTCAACCCAATTTCCTGGGACACTTGGATTCGATACTGTTTATGCGTACAATATCACTACGACATTTCCTGCCCTGATCTATGATGTAAGTTTCTACAAAAACCCTCCCGCGACATTTCCCACCAATTATCCAAGCTATGTTCAAAAAGCCACAGTGACCCCTACTTCTTGGAATGGAGAAGATTATCAGCAATTTTGGACCGTGAATTATCAGGGAGCCTTGTGGGCAACGAATGGCATAGAAATTCCTTTCGATCCAACCAATGTTGGAATGCAGTTCGCACCCGCCAGCACGATAACTGTTTCTTCTCAGACAGCTACAACTCTTGTTGTAGTCATCACCAATTGTCCTCTGATAGTTGGCGACTTTGTCTTTGTCAATGAATTTACATCCACAACACCAGCGAACGCAACTACTTTGAATCTACAAACCGGTTATGTGACGGCGTGTTCGCCAAATACTCCTCCTCTAGCCACCAAGACCCTCACAATCACTTTTCCCTATGCCATGATCGCTACTGATACATACACCCCAGGCATAATTCAATATCTGACAAATCGCTCAGACGTCACGAAGGACTGCCTGCGATGGTATGATGGTGATGCCACTAATGGTAGTCCAACTAGTCCGGTGCTAAATGGAAATCTTGGGTGGGTCAACTTCGCCCCTCCAATATCTAATCTGCCTGACTTCATAGAGGACTTACCAACAGCTCAATATTACCTGATTGGTGCACGGGCAATCGTCCCATTCAAGGACCGCCTGTTATTCATAGGTCCAGTACTTCAGACGTCATCTGCCAACTCCCAAGTGTATCTCCCTGACACAATCATCTATAGCCAAAATGGGACTCCCTATTACACAGCTTCATTCACGGGCGATCCCACATTCGCGAACACCGTATTTAGGCCAATTCTAACACCGGTAAACCAAACGGCAACTCCCCTCGCTTATGCAGAGGATGTGACTGGGTTTGGTGGCTTTATTGCAGCCGGTCTTGATCAAGCGATCAACACAGTCGGCATCAATGAAGACGTACTCATACTCGGCTTTGATAAGCAGCAGGTACGCCTAGCATTTAGTGGAAATGATATAATTCCGTTCAATCTATTTATCATCAATTCAGAGCTTGGATCGAGCAGCACTTTCTCATCAGTAATATTGGATGAGGGCGTTCTATCAATTGGCTCTCGTGGCATCATTCTCACTGGACAAACGCAAGTTCGTAGGATAGATCTGGAAATTCCCGACGAGGTCTTCCAATTCAGCCTCCTACAAAACGGCACCGAACGCGTCTGTGCGCAGAGGGATTATATCAGTGAATGGATATATTTCACCTACCGTAGCAACAGTAGCAATGTAGCAGTGTACGAATTTCCTACGCGCACGCTTCAATATAACTATAGAGATAACTCCTGGGCTATTTTTAACGAATCCTACACCACGTATGGATCATTTAGACCCCAATCCGGATATACATGGCAGACTATCGGTACAAGATATCGTAGCTGGGAACAGTGGAATGCCGCATGGGATTCTTCATCATCGACTCTTTTGCAGCCGCTGATAATAGCTGGAAACCAACAGGGATTTGTCCTGGTCAGGCTTTCCAGCACGGAGGGAACAAGCGAGGGAACTTCTCTCTATATCCGAGCGTTCAGCAACAGCGTCGTAACAGCCCCCAATCACTGCCTATCTACTGGCGATTACATAACTATAAGCGGGTGCATAGGAACTGTCGCTTCAGAAGTAAATGGAAAGATATTTTCTGTATTTGTGCAAGATGCCAATACGTTTATTCTTGATCCAACAATCATCCCAGGACTGACTTATTCTGGAGGCGGTCTCATCACGAGAATGTACGTCCCTCAAATTAAGACAAAGCAATTCCCTGTGGCCTGGGATATGGCCAGAAAGACACGCCTTGGCCCGCAGCAATATCTTCTCACGACTACCGCCATATCTCAGATCACCCTCCTAATATTCCTCAGCCAATCGAATGTGCCGTATAATAATCCTGAATTCCCTTACCCGGTTCAAATCGTTCCAAGTCCTGATTCTCAGAATAATTCTCTCATCTACAGCACGGTTCTTTATACATGCCCAGAGAGCACGAATTTGGGACTAACACCTGCGAATATCAACTTGCAGACTCCCACAGCCTCTCAGCAGTCACAGATATGGCACCGGATGAACACATCTCTCATTGGAGATACAGTTCAGATAGGATTTACCATGAATGACCAGCAGATGAGAGATCAGGGATTTAATAACCAATTCTCTGAGATAGAATTGCATAGTATAATACTAGACGTAAGTCCCTCACAATTACTGGCTTAATATGACAAGTCCCATAAACCAGACAGTCTTCCTTCGCACCTCTCGCGAGTTCCCAGAGGATCTGCATCAGCTGACCGTGGAACAGAACAAGAGCTATGTGGATATTGCGCAGGCAGTCAATGTGCGAACAATTGGTTTATTCCCCACCACTCGCCCATCTCAAAATGGCGAAAGCTGGTTCGTCTCAGCCAACACCCGGCAGCAAGGATTGCAGCAGGTCTATACCTTCACAGCAACCGGCAACATCCCGCATGGTATAACGCATTTTCAGCCTTCGCAGATAGTCGATCTCTTTGGGAGTTACACCGACAACACAAACGCCTATGGCGTCATATTCGGGACAACAGTGGCAATCGCGGGACAGCTTTCTGCATATGTTACGCCAACCAACATAGTGATACAAGCAGGGGCGGGAGCGCCCTCTATCACCTCAGGAACAGTTGTTTTGAAATGGATTAGTCGGCCATAGCATTTATATTCAAAAAATGTCTTTATAGTGTTATCCTACAGAAAAGAGGTACCATATGTCATCACTCTACGGCGGACAGGGCTTGCGCGGCCCAACAGGTCAGGGACTCGGCTCCAGATCCCCAGGCGCATCTCTCCAATCAGGCGGCCGCTCTACTCCTCGTGGATATGAGCAAGTTCAGAACTACACTCCAGAACAAATGCAGCTCTTCCAGCAGATGTTTGGCAATCTCGGTCCCGATAGCTTCCTCTCCAAACTCGCTGGTGGCGACGAGGCAACCTTCAATCAAATTGAAGCCCCTGCTCTTCGCCAATTCAGCGGGCTACAGGGCAATCTAGCATCAAAATTTAGCGGAATGGGTCAACTAGGGGGAAGGCACAGCAGCGGCTTTAAGAATACCCTTAATCAGGCCTCATCAGACTTTGCACAGCAGCTCCAATCGCAGCGCTCTGGCCTGCAACAGCAGGCACTGCGCGATCTGCATAGCATGAGCAACGACTTGCTGCAACAGCAGCCCTATTCGCTAATGGAAAAGCAGAAGCCATTCTGGCAGCAGTTGCTTGGAGCAACAGCCGGTGGTATAGGGCAAATAGCTGGCAATGCAGGAAATAACTGGATTTTAAAATTAATGGGACTTCTCTAAGGGAATAGATCATGGTGCAAATAATACCGAGAGCCCCAAGCTTTGGGGAAGAATTCGCCAGGAATCTGGGTGCTGGACTGTCACAGGGAATTCAGACTGGAAATGAATACGCATCCAAGTTGGGTCTCGAAAAAGCAAAAAAACAACAAGAGATGCAGATGTTGCAAGCCATCCTGGGAATGTCTGGTGGTGCAATGGATTCTGGAGAAATAGGAACCCAACTACAAGGCGTTCCAGAGTCACAAGGAACTCCTAGTCCGAATAAGAAATTCTCTCAAGAACAGATCTTAGCGGCTGAATTGGCCCATCATGGATTAGGAGGGATACTTCAAAATCAGCAACAATCTCAGGAGAAAGCTGATAGGGAAGAAAGAAAAATGGCTCAGTCCAATAGAGAATTTGGCCATAAGGAAACTTCTAAATATGCCGAAAACTTGCGGGAAAGTGGCGAACATGCTGAAAGTATCCTATTAGCCGCAGAAGAAGCACGAGAAGCTCTCGCAACCGGAGAAACTGGTGCTTCCGCAAAGAATATATTATACAAATATTTGAAAGATAAGGACAGTCCATTAGCCAATCTTTTTCTGGGAAAAGCAGGCCAAAAACTCAGTTTGTCTTCAAAGGCTTTTGCAGGAGGATTCAAGGGACTTTTTGGATCTAAACCTACCCAACAAGAATTCTTTTGGTATGAAACAATCTTGCCCGACATATTGAAAAGTAATGAAGTTAATGAATCTGCTGTTGACTATTGGACAAAAGTGGCGACAATTGACTTGAGAAAGCAACAGATTTACGATCAAATTCTCGAAGAAAATGACGGATACAGACCCATAAATATAGATGCACAGGTCCGTGCTAGATTCAAGCCAGAAATGGATCAAATTATTAATGAAGGCTTCCAATTATACACGCAATCTGGGAAAGGAAAATCTTCGGGGCAAGAAGAAATAAGAACAGATCCTTCAACCGGAAAGCGTTATAGAAGAGGCCCTAATGGCGAAGCAATTGAAGTGGGATGACCTAAAACCATTATCTTCTCCACAAACAAATTCTCTTCGATGGGATGATCTAAAGTCCGCAGAAGAATCCACCGGTAAGAAAATTCTACGAACGTCTGTACAACCCGCGTTAGGAGCTGTAGAAGGTACAGCACCTGGTTTGGCTGCTTCTGCTTGGCAATTACTGGGGATGGGAGAGGTCTTAGATCCGGAAGAAATAGAGCATATTAAAAAAGTCTCGGAAAGAGAAGGCGTCCCATTCGATGAAGAGAAGTATATGGAGGCTGCCGGGAATGCCCTAAAGTATGTGCCAACTGTCTCTAACATCGCTAGAGAAATAGAGGAAAGAACTGGAGTTCCACTAGAGCCCAAAGAATGGTATCAAAAAGCTCTTAGACTAGCCGGTTTGGGCTCGAAGATAAGTCCAGGCAATATTCAACAAAAAGCAGTGGGAGGAGCCGTTGCAGGGGCCTCTTCGCAGGGACTCCAAGCCGCTGGAATTCCCGAAGTACTTGCAGATCCTATAGCATTAGGCATAGGTGGTTTATCTGCAAAAACTCCTAAACCTCAAATGCCATTTTCAATAGCCAAAGAAACAAAACCTTCAGGCTTACCAACTAGAAGATATGAAAGCACTAAAAAGCCTAAGGAATTATCTGCTGCCAGGCATAAGATAATAAACGAAAAAGTGGAAGCGGACTTTAAAAATATTTCAGACAAGATTTTATCAGAAAGTCCCACTTACAAAGATATAAGAGAAAACCCTATACAATATGCCGAAAAACTAAACCAGGGGTTTGAAAATCTCGAAAAATCTGCTGCCGATCTTCCTATCAAAATAACCAAGAACACTCTTCAGAATTTCATGAAGAAGAGATTAAAAGATAGTGTTCAAAATACAAAAGGCATCACGCTTTCAGAAAGTGAATCAGCTTTTAAAAGAGAATTTGGAAAACTTATAAAACGTGTATCTAATGCAGATAAACAATTTTCTCTTCCACAATCAATAGAACAATTCAGAAAAAACAATCAAGAATTAGCCACCTATTTCGAACCTGGGAAATCCAAAGGATTCAATAAGGGCAAGAGAGATGCTCTATTAGAATATAATAAGGCTCTCGAAGATGTCTATGAGACTATTCTTCCTGACAGTCAATTTTTGAGTCTTTTCAAAGAACAGAATAAGCAATGGGGCCATTTGAAAGATTACGAATTTGTTCAGGAACAGATTTCAAAACCATTTGGGAAAGAAAAAATTGAGTTCAAAGAAATAGCAAAACTTCTTGACAAGAGGAATGAAAATCTTAGGAGGCCGTTTATCAGGTTACTAGGAAAGGAAAATTTCAAAAACTTCGAAGGATTGATAAAGGATTTTATGTCGATCCAGAAACCATATTCTCTTCTAAAAAGGGCAGAATCGGCTGGTTTTCGAGACCTAATAAAACTAGCCGGAAAATATGTTCTCAGTCCAGAACTTGCTAAGTTGAGTGCAGGCTGGGAGATAGCCAAGAATGCACTGAAAATGCTTCTTGACAAACCAACACTTATAATCGTTTGGAAAGACGCTATAGATGATCTAAAAGCAGGACGATTCGCTATAGCCGAAAAAGGATTTTATGAACTGGAGAACGAACTGAAAGAATCTCCTAAGTGATCTATCTACTCACCCCATCCAAAGATGAAATTCCCGGCCAAGAAAGTTATAAATCCGCACTTCAGAAATAAAACGGTCCAAATTAACCACATGTAAACTCCTTTCCTAAGAAAGGATGCCACATTTGGACATTTGAATCAATCAGCTTTTATCTAGCCGTGGCCGGAGCCGTCGCCGTAGCCGTGGCCGTAGCCGTAGCCGTGGCCGTAGCCGTGGCCGGAGTCGTCGCCGTAGCCGTAGCCGTAGCCGGAGCC